TGCTGTAAAAATCACAACGTTGCCTGCCGCAGGTACATTGCGTTTCAACAATGTCGCCGTTGTTGCCGGCGATTTTATTCCGGCAAACAGTATTTCTTCATTGGTATTCCGGCCGGCTTTAAACGCAAACGGCGTAAACTACGCAAGCTTCCTGTTCCAAGTGCAAGACGACGGTTTTCAGGGGCTAGACCCCGACGTCTTAGCCCGCGGCGGAAGTGACATCGACGACACGCCAAACAGAATAACGTTTGACGTAACGCCAGTAAATGACGCGCCGACAGGAACAGATAAAACTATTACGCTGCTAGAAGACAGCAGCTATACGTTTAAAATTAGCGATTTTGGGTTAACAGATGTAAACGACAATCCGCCAAACAACCTTTTGCTCGTAACAATTTTGACGACTGCTGGCAGCGGCGAATTAAAACTCGACAACAGCGCTATTGTCGTTCCGCAAATAATTACGGCCAATGATATCGTAGCTAATAAATTTGTGTTCGTGCCGGCAGCAAACGCTTACGGATTGAATTACGCAAATTTTACGTTTCGAGTGCAAGACGACGGCGGTACGGAAAACGACGGCGTAAGTATTTCGCCTACCGTAAACACGCTGACGTTGGATGTAGTCAGCGTAAACGACGCGCCGACCAGCGCGAATAGAACAATAACCGTGTCAAAAACCCGGGATTATGCTTTTACAGCCGCCGATTTCGAATTTGCAGACGGCAATGACAGTCCGCCAAACAATTTTATAGCCGTAAAAATTGTAACATTGCCCGCGACAGGATTGTTGACGCACAACAACGTACCCGTCGTAAGCAATCAAACAATTTTAGCAGCGGAAATTGCATCGTTAAAGTACAACGCGCAATACGAAACAGAAAATTTTGCCGGGTTTACGTTCCAATTACCCAATAACGGCGCGCTAACAGATCCGCTCACAGTAACAATTACAGCGTTGCCAGCAACGGGGACACTTACACTGGACAACGTGCCCGTAGCCGTCGGCGATCTAATCCCAGCCGGCGATCTGGCGCGGTTGATTTATACGCCTCTCGAAACCATTATGAATTACTCGCATTTCACGTTCCGAGTGCAAGACGACGGCGGCACAGAGAGCACCGGCGCAGACCTTTCTGCCACCGCGAACACGATCACGATTGACGTGGCGCCTGATTTATCCCCGTGATCTATGCGTGATCGGCCTACCGCGCCGCGCAAAAAACAACAGGCCAATAATGACCTCACCACCCCGGAGTAACAATGGGCGCGTGTTTTCACACCGAAGTTTTTGACGGAAAGCTAACACCGAAAGAATTAGAGAAAGCATATAACGCGCGTGTCGAGTCACTGCGCGACGAATACGGCAGCAACGCCTACAACGGCACCTTCTCAACGCTGCACGGAATCACGGTCGGTAACCGCGTGTTTGAGACACAACGCGAAGCAGACGACTATCTCGACGGTGTCTGCGAGAAATGGGGCAACGCGGTCGCGGTCAAGTACAAAGATCGCCGCGAAGAGAAGACGAAAGAGCCGACGTTTCAAGGCAAGCCGAGCAAAGAATACAACTGCGCTGTCATCATCACCGACGCGTCTGATTGTACGTACGGCCTGCGTTGCGCAATTAGCGTACTCGCTGCGCCAGACTACACGCGCCGAATGCTTATTGCCGACCAGCTCACGCCGGCACAACGCGCACGATTCGCCAAGGTCTACGATACGTGGCGCGCAAAACACGATGCGGCGCGTACGGCAGAAAACACATTTCGCGATTCGCTGGCTGTGATTGGCGCCACAAAAGAGCGAATCACAAACGAGATGCTGAAGTCGCTAAAGGTTTGCGGCTTTCAGCGCCACGGGCTGCGAGCTGCCGCGGACATAGCGGCACAGAAGTTGCGGACTTTAGACGAAAAGCTCGCAGAGAAGCTCTACGCTACAAAGACAGTTGACCACGGCGAACAATGGCTCGTGGGAGGAGTATGCGCTGAATGACCGTCACGCCTAAAGATATCTATGACGCGTATCCCGGGTCGGACCTATTGGCACTGTTTCCGCCAGAAGAAAACGAAACGTTTGCCGCCTACAAAGAACGCATGGGTGGGCGCGAAGGCATTCTCGATTGTGGTGACACGCTGTTCGCTTTTTTGTTATTTGAAGCGGCAGACGAGTCCGCCAATCCCGATGAAGTAATCCGCCGCTTTGATACGGCGGTTTCTGATATAGAACAAGTTGTTGAAGCACTAGCTAACAAATACGATAAGGAAGAAGACCAATGAGTAATTACGCAAACAAGATTGAACAAGCTGCTGCCTCGCTGGCTGACGCCGTCGTCCACGAAATGGAGCTGGAAGACAACCGGCACGTCGTCAAGCTGAACGCCATCGAGTACATCATGGGCAGCGGCGACAACAAGCTGACCGGGAAGCCGCACAGCTTTTCCAGCGCCGAAGCGCTGGTCCACACCGACGATAGCTACGCCGCGCACCTCACCAAGTTGCGGCACGCCGCCCGCGACCGTATTCTGGCCAAGGGTCGCTACGACGCTGCTGTCGCTGCCGCCCGTTTGCAGGAGAACATCAATGCTTGACGACAATGACACGCACCACACGCATACAGGCGTAGAAGAAGTCCGAAATCTGGCACTGCACGGCTTTCACCGATTTCTTGAAAAAATGTGCGAGGAAAAACTGCCGCAAATGACCGAGCACATGAAAGAGTTTTTATCTACGCAAGAAACAATTAACATCATCAAAGAGCACTGTAATATTGTTACAGAGCATGAATTCGGAATCGGCGCCGACACCGAAACTGAGTACAAACAGAAGATGCTGAAAATGATGCACGCGCTTGGCGAGCGCATTATGTCAAATGTACTGCACGCCGGCGTAAAGCGCGGTTTGCTTGACGCTGAATTCGACATCGATAAGGGCGCATTTGCGTTCTCGATCACAGAAAAGGGCAAAAATCTTGGAAAACTCCTCGACGAAATCGGCAGAGATGGTGGTACCGCTGGAGGCGATTAAAGCGTGGATTAAAGAGTTTGAGCAAATCCAAAGCAAGTATCGTTCGTTCGGCGCAAATGACACAGAACCAGATGGCGTATTTCAAAGCTTGCTGGATGCCGCCGTACACGGTAAAGGCCCAGCAATTCCGAGAACAGGCGCTGGCTGGGATCTATACACCAGTAGTATGGATTGCACAGAAGCTGCAAATGCCATGCACGACGCTGCGTTAGTCGTGGTGCGGAATATCGAAGCCACGCCAATTCGCGACATTGCGATAGTAAAAGAATATCTGCGCAACTACTGCTGGCGGATCTACTAGTAGCCCATATACCGGCCGCTAATTGCGTCATCGGCCCAGTCGTCATCGTCGATGCGCTCCGCGGCAGCCTGTCGTGGCGTAATCCGCGCTACGCCGGCAATAGCGGCAAAGTTGGGCCACGCGTCATTGATGTGCCAGAGCGCAGCGCAGCCAAGATTCACGGCCTGTGCAAAGTCGTCGGTGAGAAGCGTGTTCCGGGTAATGGTATAAATATCACTACTGGTTCGGGAGTCCGCTTTGTTTTCGACAAGCGCCAAGAAGTCAGAGATTAAACCCGGCATATCCTGCGACGCCCAGTCGTACTGAAAAAACCGGACTTGTTTCAGTTTGATAGCTTGGCAGGTGTACAGCAGCGATCTAGTCTTGTCGATACTGTAATGGGCGCGGTGATTAATCTCGGTCGGCGGTTTGTACACCAGCAGATCCTGCGCCGCCGACCGAACAAGCCGCATTGCCATGACGCGGTCAAGATTAAACCCGGCTTGAACCATTACTGTCTCACGGACAGTGCCGGCGCCTGTGTAGTCATGCGTCACGAAGTCGCACTTGAAGAAGTTCGACCACTTCATGCACTCCACGGCTTCGGCCAAGTGATCGCCGCCGATAAGTAGCCGCTTGGACCACAGCACGTCGATTGTGCCGTCTGGGCGGAAACCCATTGCGGTGAGCACAGTGAAGCTAATACCAGCTTCGCCGCCGCCGCCCCAGTCAATGGCTAGAATGCGGTGCTTGTAGTCTGCCAAGTTTTTGTAGCACTTGGGATCGGGTTCTTTCTTGTTTTCCCAGTCCAGCACACACGCAGCCTTCAAATCCGTTTCGCTGATGAGCTTCTGCCCGGTGTCAACGCTTTCGCCCATGACTTCGTTGTAGAACTGGGCTTGGGTCATGTTGCCATACCCCTCCCGTTTTAATAACAAAGTCGACCACTTTTCCGGGTCGGCAAAGTGCAACGGCAGAATAATCTGCGGAACGTGGTAGCCAGCAAACTGCCAGCGGCGCTCGGGGTATCTATGCACCCATCGCCCGTGCCGCGGGTTGATCGGCTTGCGGCATTTCGCGCAGACAGTGCCCGGGTGCTTCTCGCTGATATGAATGCTGTAGTCGCCGATCATGGCGTCAAGATCATGCTCAAGCGCTGGGATGTTCCAGTGCTTGCATGAATCACAAGGTATAAACCATTCGGCTTGCGATGAGCGCTTGTATAATCCGTAAATTAAGTTGTCGAGGGTCTTCGGCGTGCCCGTGTAATAACTAGTGCCCCAGCGACTATACGACATTGTTTCTTGAATGATAGGTACATGGTCTGGGTCCATGTCCTGAACCTCGTCGATGCACACGCGGTCAGCAGACACACCGCGGACTCTATCGGCATCGAGCAGCGCGAAACTGAACAACATCATTGAGTTGTTCTTGAACGAACGCTGCAATACAGAATTCTCCGTACTTGTACCGCTCCACTGCGATTTAATCGGAGACAGGTCAATAAACGGACGTACGTAGTTGTTACTAAACCTTCGCACCTGCTCAAACCGAGGAGTGATATACAATGTTTTGAAAAACGGCACAGAGTTGGCGAACACTACGCCATGCGCCGCGAGCGATGTCGATTTTGATACCTGACGCCCGGTGCACCACACTTGGTTTTTCGGTGTCAAGACGCGGAATAAAGGCGAAAAAGCGAAATGGTCCTTAATAGTGTACGGGCGACCATTAAGATTCAGTACAAGCGGAAGTAATGGTTCAAGGGACGGGAACGCGTGCCGCCCCGCCAACTCCCGCATGACGGCTGCTTTAGCGTGTACAGACGCTTGATCAGTCGCGTCGATTGACAGAAGATCGTCGATAAGAGCTTGAATACCGGCTGTCGGTATATCAAGCGCCTGCTTTTTATCCAGCGAGGACTTACCTCGCACTATTTTTGGTGCCATATGCGTAAATATAGACACGCGAGAAATCGCGTATATTCAGAAGCCAATGAGCCGGAACTGCAATGGGTGGAAGATAGCTGCGGCATTCTAGGCCAATTTGCGGTGCTGTACGTCCAAATGATTGTATGCGGCCTGTGTGAAATCGCCTACAGTCTTTGGCTTGCGTGTGTGGGGGTTGTCACTTTGTTCAACAAAACAAAACAACGGCCCAAAGAAATACCGCAACAGATTACGGTATTTGTGTTGCCCCCGCAGCCCCGCACCGCAATTCGCGCGAAGCAAAAGCGGCTGCCGTATATCACTGTGAAGGCGTTGCCGCCACAGTAACTACAACCCACGCAACTGCAACGGTATACTAGACGGTGAGCCGCTGCAGTTTAAGGAGCAAATTATGCCACAGATTGGCCGATCAGCAAAACTGTATCAAGAACGCCGACAACCAATTTTCCAGAGCACATTGCGTGGTCCGGGTCCCCGCGTTTATCTACCGGATAACGCAGTTAACCATTTAAACCTCGAACCGCCGTACGCCGACGCGCAAACTACACAACAAAGCTGCACACCGGCAGATACGGGTAGAACGCGCGTATGGCCATTTGGCGATCAGTACGCAGAATGACATTTAATGTCTCCCGAATTCAACGTAACGCATACTGTTTTCATGAGTATTGCCGCTGCGTTATTAGTTAGCGCTGCCGTTAATTATCGCGCTATGGGCATCAGCGGCTTTATTGTTGTCGGTTTTGTGATCTATTGTATGTCTGCTGCTATGTCCGGGTTTCGGCAAGGCGAACAAGAAGCCGCACAAAAACTCAAACAAGCCCGCAGAAGGAAAAGAAAAGAGCTGCCATGATTTCATACTTTGACTTTTTTGCTGTTGTATTTGCAGCTGGCGCGGTCATCGAGGTGTGGCATAAGGGTTCAATTTTTGCGTTGATGCGCGCCTACACTCAAGCATTGCAGGACGTCACGCCGCACAACACGCTTAAAGGCTACGTGCTCGAATGGATTGGATGTCCATTTTGCAAG